CCCATGGCTGATTACTTTCAAAAATCATTTCATAGATTTGTGCTCCAGTAAGTACATCAGTATCACCGTTTTCCCAGTCAACGTGAATTTCGTGAGCTTTGTCTTTATTCATAACAAACTCATATTCATTAGCACCAAACTTACCTTCCCATGCCGCGGCAAAACTATTACCTTTAGCAATCTTAGCATCAATTTCTGCTTGAGTGTATGTTTGGCGTAGCTGACCGACAATAGTTTCCGGCCCCATGTTCAATGCACGAATTACAGATGGATACAGACTGTTGATGTCCATTGATCCGATCCAATCGTGAAGTCCTTTCTTTGGATAGGCAACATACGCACCTGCGGCCTGATTACTAGCATCCTCATCACGCTTTGGTCGACTTGGAACAATCAAACCTCTATGATGTGCTTCATTTACAATAGCCTGTTCAGTTACTGCTACAGCACCCATTGTGGTTTGTAGCAATACAGTACATTCATGTGCCAGTGTATTAGCAAGATCAATAAACCTTAATTTCTTATCTAGTTTGTTTAATAATGCAGTATCTTGTCTGTTATATTCGATAAACTTCTTAAAGTCATTATTGTACAGTTGATCCAGTGTACCTTCGTATTGTGTCTTAGTTTCGCCTACTTCTAATTCTCCAATCGCATCAAGTCGGTAAGTATGGCGTTCTTCGTATGTATACTTGCGGTACAGCTCGAGACTGTCCAGATGAACACGACCAACCAGATCATAAGTAACAGCCGCTTTTCCATACTTCTCATACTCTCTCTTTTTAGGCATTGCATCCCATAGACATAATCTACGAGTATCATCCTTGCTTAACACTTTAATAATACGATTTACAGTATAGGGCATATCAAAGCCTTCGCTGTTCCACCCACTTAACACATCAGCATCTTCAATCAATGTTAAAAATGTATCTAACATTTCTCCTTCTGTTTCAAACAGAATTGTATTTGGAAAATCTTTAACCTGTTCCTTCGCCTGTTCCATGGTAAGTGTTTTGGGAGGAATAGCAAGGCATATTAATGTGTCTAACCATTGTAGGTGAACAGCGATAGCAGTGATTGGCATGAACGCATCATCTGGACTTGCATAGCCTCGTTCTGGATCAAAGTCCACCTCGATGTCCCAAAACGCTACGTTGAGTTTTGGGGCATCTTTACCTAGATAGTTTTCTTCTAGTGATCTAAAAACTTGATTAATATCGCTTTCGAACAATCGTTGATTGTTGTGGATACGTTGTTCTTTTTGAAATTCTTTGTGGCTTTTGCATACCACTTTGGACAGGCTTTCGCCGTAAATTGATCTGTACTTACCCTTTTGATCAGGATAATAAAATACATAACGGGCTGGAAATTCTTGAAATATCCTTCCCTTCTTTGGATCACGCTCTACAACTTTGATAATGTCATTGTCGCGATCCCATATGGCATCTACATAACTCATTAATTTTTCTCCTACCGCTTATGGCCGGCAACCTTCTATATAACGACTTATGGCTCGCTGAACCTTTGCAATATATTTAACCTAACATCCTAATCAGGCCAATGGTATCGATGCTTACAAGCAGGATATAATTAGCCAACATACCAAAGCTCTTTCGAGTCCAACTAGCCCAAGCATACATAGCACAGCCTGCTATCCAGATAGGATATAGTATGATCAGCGGCGGATTAGGTACAGTTGCTGCCATAGTGATTGAGCAACCAATACTAATAGCCCAAGCAAGTAACTCAACAGTAAACCTAAACTTGTTACTGCGCCAGTCATCATCAATCCATTGTAAGGTTGGCCTAAATAATGTATCAATCATTAATCTTCACGGCGGTTGGCATGTCCGCTGATATCTACAATAGTTTCCAAGTCATCAAACTCGCGGAATACTTGATCCCATGTATCTTTTTGTGCAATTTTAATTGCTTTACGGATAACACTGGGTTTAACTTCTAGTTCTTCTGCCACCGCTTTGATAGTTTCATTAAGACCTTCTGTTAGGTCTTGAATCTCTTGCATGACGGTACAACCCTCTGCAATAATTTGTTTAATCTTGGCCTGTTCTGGTGCACCAAATGCTTTACTCATAAGTATTCTCCTATGTGTTATTATACTTGGTAGAAACTAAAAGGTCAACTTATTTTATGCCAATTTTCATAAAACGGAGATAATCAGTATCTGGATCTTCTAGTGTCTTTTTACCTAAGAATAAGGTAGTCGACATAGGGAAGGTTTTATCAAATTCGTTTAGATCTTTAAACGGGTCTTTAACAGCATCTCTACCTTGTAGTGCAATCAATATACCGCGTGGAATGTTTTTATACCATGCAGTACCTTCTATATCTTTTGTGCTGGTGTTTATTATTAAACTATCTGCGGTTGCCTGTTGATAATTTAAAGTGTTGGCATCTTTGTCCATGCTTACTAAATTATCAATACCCGCCGCCCGAAGCATTTTATCAGACTTGTCTAGTACATCTTTGTTAGTATCTACATTTATAATTTTATTAAATGGTATGCTGGCATGTTTGAGTGCATAGGCCATATTACCATACCATGAACCTAGTATATAGATTGTTGAAAATTCTGAAATATCTAAATCTAATCCGACTAGTATTTCACACAACCATTCTTTGCTTTTTATTAAATCAGGAGTGTTGCTGCCTTCGAATGTCCCAGGGCTAGATTCATTTAGATCATACAACCGCATATGATTATTTTTTTTGAGAGAACCAAAGTTTAAACCAGGCATCTGTTCCCGGTTTGATATTTTGCTCGCGCATAATACGAGCTTTTTCTGAGCCGCTATTGTCTGGGTTTACCACAATAGTCGGTTCATGTGTTTTAATTTTTTCTACACTAGTATGTTGCCACATTGGATCATCTGCCGGTAAGAAGCAATCGTCTTCTTCTTTTGGTAAGAAGTCTGCCGATGTTAATCTACGTTGTGGCCAGCTACTCATTTTTTCATAGCCCGTACATTAGCTTCTAGCAAAGTTTGTAACCGTAATTCGTACCAGCTTTCAGATACTGTTGCGGCCTTTTTATGCTTTGATTTACGTGGAACAGTTTCGGCTTTCTTTTTATCTTTATGTGCGCCCGCCGCCCCGCCGCCCAATGAGGCCATAGCATGTTTTGCTACAGGATTGATAGGTTTTGGTTTTTTAGTATGCTTCATAGCCTTAACGCCTTTTTTATTTTCGTTAATCTCTGGATCGTTTCCTTGAGCTTTTTCGCTTTGTATGTAATCCCAAACAGTAACCAGATAATCTTCAGCTAAAGAAATCTTTTCTTGACACCATTCTGGCAAGTTATCGTTTTCATCGATAGTATTCATTAGCCCATCTACGGCTCTTTTTAGTGTATGAAGACTACCTGCAGCCATTCCTGCTTCGTCATCATATTCACCGTTAAATTCTTTTAATGTTTTTTTGTTCATAATATTTCTCACACTACTATACTATCTGGACGACCTTTGCCGGGTCCTTGTGGAACAGCTGATGAGCTAGTTGAACCACCGCTTGCACTTTCTTGAGCACCACCTGCGGCATTTATTCTTGCTTGTAGTGCATATAACTGACTCTGTAAATCTTTTTGCTTAGACCAAAAACTATGATCATCACTATATTCAAAATTAGGATCAAACTGTGCTCGTAGTTGTTCAAGTTGTTTTACTAATTGTGGAAGATTTTTTCTATCTTGTTCAACCTGTGCCGCCCTAGCCTGTTGTGCTTTATCCTCACGATCGGTTCGGTCTGCTTGACGTTTTAGTTCATCTTGCTTACGTAACTCGTCATGTTCTGGATCTCCGTGAATTCGCAGATTTTTAAACTTTGGATCTGTTTTTTGAAGATTCTTAAAAAATGAGGTCATGTCATTTTCTTGTACTAGGTCGTGTATTTTCATTTTTTCATCCAGTTACTTATAGGGCTTACTGTGTGCGTGTCGTCTAACTCTTTGCTTTTCATATCGCCGTTGTTAACGTCTACAGCACTGGCTCCCACAGCCTTGGC